AAGTATTGATGGCTCAAGATATTCTGCTGTTCGCGCTGCCGTAGATGATGTAGGCGTTGCTCATATCACGGTGGAGTTTGTAGTTGGCTCTTTGCCTGAAATGCAGCAGGCTCTGCTGAAGGCCTGTGAAAATCCCTCAATCATGTTGGCTGTTACACCACCATTAGAAAACCATGTGCCACTCTCTTTAGAAAGGCGTAAAAAGGTAGTGGGCTATGGCGAATTGATGCGCTACACATCACTGGTTAAGGGCATGATTAACGATGGCAGACTTGTGCATCAGGGCCAGCAAAATCTTGCTGAACAGATGAACAGGGCAGTAGCAGTTACTCAGCAAAACTCACTTGTGATTAGCAGTAAGCGTTCACCTGGCCCTGTCGAGTTAGCGCGCCTCACCATTTTTGCAGCTGCACTTGCCTCTCGACCAAAACAAGGTGGTAAGCCAATGCTCGTTGTGGTAAATCGCTAAGATTACCGATGGCGCTGCTCTGGGCTTTCTGTCGGGAATTGCCTGGGGCAGTGCCACCCCCCACTAGAAAAATGTGAGATAATCCCAACATGGCGCTATTCAACCGAGTAAATAAAGCAGCAATCTCACCTGCACCGGTAAAGGCTGCAGCCTCTGGTGGATACTCGCCTAACTCTGCAGGCGTGAACCTGATTGGCCAGTACTACACCTACATTGAAGGCCCAGCACGCAACCGTGCTATGAGCGTGGCAACCATTTCACGCGCACGCGATCTTATGGCTTCGGTCATTTCTTGTATGCCTCTCAAGATGTATAACGAAATGTGGAACGGTGATGAAATGGAGCAAGTAAACATTGCCCCACGCACTTGGCTTCGCCAACCTGACCCGAGCGTGACCTACCCATTCCTCATGGCGTGGACATTTGACGATTTGTTTTTTTATGGCCGTGCCTTTTGGTACATCACAGCACGCACCCAAGACGGATACCCAACAGCCTTTACACGCCTACCGGCAGGCTCTGTTACCACCCAAGACCAGGCAGGGCCAGTGTGGTTTGCGCCATCAAAAGAAGTTTATTTTCAAGGCAACATGATTGACCCTAAAGACCTAGTGCAATTCTTGAGCCCCATTCAAGGCATTGTGTACATGTCTGAGCAGACCGTGGCCACAGCAATCAAGCTTGAGGCTGCACGCTATCGAAATGCAGAATCGTCAATACCTGCTGGTGTTTTGAAGCAAACAGGTGGTGAGCCTTTGAGCGCCACCGAGCTTGCTGATCTAGCATCAGCGTTCAACGCTGCACGCGCCACCAATCAGACAGCTGCGCTCAACGAGTTTTTGAGCTACACCGAAACAACAGCAACCCCCGACAAAATGCTCCTGATTGATGCAGCCAACTACCAAGCGCTTGAGTGTGCACGCCTCACAAATGTGCCCCCCTATTTGGTAGGCGTAAGCACAGGCTCCTACTCGTACCAATCCTCAGAGCAGGCCAGAGCAGACCTTTACATTTTTGGCGTGAAGGCCTACGCCGATTGCATTGCAGCAACATTGAGCCAAAACAATGTTTTGCCTCGAGGAACTTATGTAAAGTTTGATACAGATGAGTACCTCGTTGAGAATTACGCAGCAGACAAAATGGACAGCCCCGACATGCCCCAAGAAAACACACAAGAGGAATTAGCATGATCAGGTTCAACGCCACAGCAATAAGCATCGATGCAGCAGCAGCCGATGGCACCCCACGCAGAACCATCACCGGTATTGCAGCGCCATACAATGTGGTAGCCACAGTCAATGATGGCACCGAGGTTATGTTTGCCCCTGGCTCACTACCTGTCGATGGCAAAAACCCAAAACTGTACATGTACCACGACAGCACCCAGGCCATTGGCATTGTCACGGCACGCGAGGACACCCCAGATGGCATGCTGTTTACAGCAAAAATCAGCACTACAGCGTTAGGTGATGAGGCCCTTGTTTTAGCAGCCGATGGCGTGCTCGACTCAGTGAGCGTTGGAGTAAATCCAACCGAGTTTGAGATTGACCAAAACGGCGTAATGATCGTAACTGCAGCAAACTGGTTAGAGCTCTCATTAGTGCCACAGCCAGCCTTTGCAGGTGCTACCATCACAGATGTAGCAGCGAGTATCCCCACATCAGATGAGGAAATGAGCGATAATACAAATGAGGAAGCCGACACTCCTGAACCCCTAGAGCCACAGGAGAACCCAGTGTCAGAAACACCAGCCCCAGAAGTAATCGAAGCATCTACAGTTTTTGCTCAGCCTAAGCGCAATTTTGTTATGCCAACTCCAGCCGAGTACCTTGCAGCAATGCACGCAGGTGGAGATACTTTCCACAATGTAAACGCTGCATACAAAGACGCAGTACGCAACCAGCAGACAGCGCTTCAAGCAGCTGCAGGAGATGTGCTTACTACCGATACACCTGGTCTTTTGCCAGTGCCGGTACTTGGGCCATTGTTCCAAGACCTTAACTTTGTACGGCCAGTTGTTTCAGCCTTTGGTGCACGCGCCATGCCAAACACGCCAAGCAAGACTTTCATTCGCCCAACGATTACTACGCACACCAGCGCAGCAACACAGACGGAAGGCTCTGCAGCATCAGCCACCACAATGGTGATTGCTTCTAACACTGTTACAAAAACGACAGTTGCTGGCCAAGTCACTTTGTCAGTACAAGACATTGACTTTACTGATCCTGCAGCATTGAACCTTGTGCTGAATGACCTTGCAGGTGAATACCTGATTGCAACAGACAACATTGCAGCAGACAACTTGGTTGCTGGTAAAACAGCATCAGGCTCAACATGGACTGTCACAGCAAACGACCCAACTTCACTGATTAACGCTTTGTATGACGCAGCGCGCGAAATCACCGAGGACAGCAACTACTTCCCAACTCACTTGTGCGTGTCACCAGATGTATGGGAAAAGTTGGGCGCTCAGCTTGACGGCTCGAAGCGTCCAATCTTGGGTTACACCACAAACGGTGTTATCGGTCAAAACAGCATTGGTCGCGTAGGTGGCCTTGCGTACACCGGCATGGATGTCATGGGTCTTCAACTTGTTGTCGATAACAACTTCGCTTCAGGCACCATGCTTGTTGTTTACGCACCAGGCTTTGAAATCTACGAACAGCAGCGTGGCCTCATGTCAGTAGAAGTACCAAGCACATTGGGACGCACATTCTCCTACTACGGTTACTTTGCTACTTTCGTAGCCAAGTCAAGCTTCATCCAGGGCATCGTAATCGCCTAACCCGAAAGGCGATAGCCAATCATGGCTACATACTCAGTCATCTTTCATCAGCGTTTAGATAATTACGCTGTTGTACAAACACTTGAGGCAACCGACATTGCCATTGGTGAAAGCATCACCCTCACTGGTTTAGGGCACGGCCTCAACGGCACACACACTGTTTACGCATTGCCTCAGTACCTGTACACAGGCACAGACTCTGAAGGTGATCTGCTACTCAACCCTGATGAGCCGATACCTAACCAGGTTATGTTTTATGACGCTGACGATGATTTAGAACGCTCTGCAGCAATCCCACCAGGCACACTCACCTATACGCAAACCTGCACTTGGGTGACCAGTGCAAATGTTCAATTATGGCTCGGACTGCCCAGCCCACTCAGCGCCGATGAGACAACCTTTTTGGCACAGTGCGTTTCTGCCGGTAACCAGGTTGCCTATAGGCGTAGACAAGAGGCAGGCTATTTTGACAGCCTCAGCACCAGCCCATCTGGCGATTGCACGCTCGGCACAATAATGCTGTGTGGCGCGTATTTCCGTCAGCGTGGCAGTATCGATCAGTTTGCAAGCTTTGACTCAATGGGCCAAGCAATCACCACCAATGCCTTTACACCGATGGTGAAACAGTTGCTAGGTATTGATAGGCCTGCTGTTGCGTAATGGCTTATACAGACCTGTTCAATGAGGCTATAGACGACCTAGCCACCACCCTGGCCACGATTAGTGGCTTGCGAGTAGTGACAGACCCTCGCAACCTCAACAGCAACTGCTGTTTCATTGATGCACCTACCTTTCAAGCGTTCAATAACAAAATCGTCACTATGACTTTTCCTGTGCGCGTCATCGGCATCGGCCCAGGCAACCTAGATACCCTCAGGCCATTGCTCGCAATCGCAGCTGCACTACTTGACAAGAATGTTGCAGTGACCGATGGCAGGCCAGGGCTAGCCAGTATCGGTGGGCAAGAGTTCCCTGCCTACGATCTACAAATATCCCTGCAGGCTGCATACCTATAATGCTCACCTGCCCTAGTAAAATCTGACATAATAAAAGCATCACTGGTGGCCGACAACACCTAACACCAAAGGACTGAAAATGGCCACCAGCACTACCACCTATCTCACCAATCCAACAGTGACCCTCAACCCTGCTACAGGTGGCTCCGTTGTTGATCTAACAACGCTCTGCTCATCTGCCACACTTACTGTGGGCTATGACTCGCTTGAGTCGACCAGCTTTGGCGATGCAGGCCATGTCTTTGTAAAAGGCTTGCAGGCCGTAGAGGTCACTCTCACGCTTTACGCTGCATACGGTGCATCATCTGTTGAGGCAACCCTTTTTGCTGCAGTTGGTTCAGGAACTTCAACACTTGTTATTTCGCCTGCTGGCGCGACAGAGTCTGCCAGTAATCCGGAGTATACGATTTCCTCGGCCATGCTTTCCTCGTTTACACCGATTACAGGATCCTATGGAGAGCTCAGTATGATCGAAGCGACCTGGACAGGGGGCACTTTTGCCCGCGACATTACTTCGCCCTAAACCCTAAATAGAAAGCAGACCCGACATGCAATTAACCATGCTCGTAAACATCGGCTCGGGTGACTACACAGTTACCACGAACCTCTACACAATCGTTATGTGGGAGCGCAAATACAAGCGCAAAATCAGCCAGATACAAGATGGTGGCCTCGGTATTGAGGACCTGGCATACATGGCTCACGAAGCAAGCAAACAGCAAGGTGCAGTGACTGTGCCTCTAATGCTTGACGACTTCATAAAGCAGCTTGTCAATCTTGAGGTGATCGAGCAACCAGACGCAAACCCTACCGAGGTGGCACCTACCGACATTCCCTAGCAACACTGTTAGTCGAGTGTGGCTGGTGGCCACCACAAATAGAGTTTGATGTACCCGACCTGAACACCTGCATTAGTATTATCAATGAGCAGAGGAAAAAGGCCAAATGAGCGTTACAGCAAGCACCGAGATTTACGGCCTAAAGGCAGCGCTGGCTGAACTGCAAAAAATTGACAGCAAAACCAAGTTCAAAGCTGTAAACCAGATCAAAGCTAGTGGCGCTGAGATGGTGAGTCGCGTGGCTCAGACTTACCCTGGCGTGCCTCCATTGTCGGGCATGGGGCCATCTAAGAAGGGCACAGGTCGTCTTGCGTATGACCCTAAGAAAGTGCGTAAGGGTGTGACCATTCAGGTAGGTGGCCGTAGCCAGCGTGGCTCATTTCCACTGGTAACGCTTATTCAAAAAGATGCCGGTGGTGCCATTTTTGACATGGCAGGTTTGCGTGGCGACACAGGCCAATTCTCGAGTTACCTCACTACGGCATACGGCCCTGCCCAGCGTGGCATGTGGCGTGAGCGTGAATACATTTATGGCCAAGCCACTAAAGACATTTTGCAAGCCATTGAGCAAGTACTCAATCAGGTGAACAGGACACTTGGCTAATGGCTGTTTACATTCCCATTGTTTCGGAGTTCAACTCTAAAGGCATTGACAAAGCCATCAAGGAGTTCAACAGCCTGGAGACCGTAGGCGCTAAAGCCAATTTTGCACTTAAGAAAGCAGCGTTACCTGCAGCTGCAGCTGTGGCTGGTTTGGCTGTTGCCCTCGGTGACGCTACAAAGGCAGCCATCGAGGACGCTGCATCACAGGCTGAATTGTCACGCCAACTCAAAGCAACCACTGGCGCAACTGATGCACAGGTTGCTGGTGTTGAGGATTTTATTTCTGCACAGGGCAGGTTGCTAGGCGTAACTGATGATGAGCTTCGCCCTGCTTTGGCTGGCCTTGTGCGCGCTACAGGCTCGGTCAGCCATGCGCAAGAATTGGCTACGGCTGCTATGGATCTCGCTGCCCAAAAAGGCGTGCCCCTGGCGACAGTAACCAAAACTTTAGAACGGGCTTACGGTGGCAACCTCAAGGCTCTAGCCAAATTGGCACCCGAGTACCGGCAGATGATCGAGGACGGTGCATCGTTTGAAGATGTCATGTATGCCATTGGCACAGCCACAGGTGGTGCAGCATCGACAGCTGCAAACACTGCCCAAGGGCAATTCAAACGCCTGAGCATCAGCCTGCAGGAAACCAAAGAGTCAATAGGCGCTGCACTTATGCCAGCAATCCAAGCTGTACTGCCGGTATTGGCTGCGCTCGGCAATTTTGCTAGTGAAAACACCACAGCGTTTTTGGCAGTGGCTGGTGTCATCGGCACCCTTGCTGGCATTATTCTTGCCTACAACGCCTACCTAAAACTGCAGGCTGCATACACCATCGCAGCCACAGTTGCCCAGGCTGCTTTCAACCTCGTCATGTCTGCCAACCCCATTGCACTTATGGTTATTGCTATTGCTGCTTTGGTGGCTGGCCTTGTGCTTGCCTACAAGAAGTTTGAGGGCTTTCGTAACATTGTGGACAGCATCTTTAGTGTGATTAAGACCGTGGTCACTTCTAGCATTGGCGTAATCAAAAGCTACTTTGAAACTCTGCTCGGTTTCTATAAAGGCATTTTCAACGGCATCGCAAGCCTCTGGAATAACACCATCGGTAAACTCTCGTTTAAGGTTCCGAGCTGGGTGCCTGGCCTCGGTGGCAAAGGCTTTGATGTTCCTAACATTCCGATGCTCGCTGAGGGTGGCATCGTTACTAGCGCGACCTTAGCCATGATTGGCGAAAAAGGCCCAGAGGCTGTAATTCCATTAGATCGTATGGGCCAGATGGGTGGCAACAATGTGACTATCAATGTGAACGGTGGCGACCCTCAAAGCGTGGTCAATGCCTTGCGCACCTACATGAGACAAAACGGTTCTGTTCCTATTCGTGTGAGCAACATTTTTTAGCCATGGCTTTACAGACCTACACGGCTTACTACTCGACAGACCCTGTAGGGGTTGGCTGGACTGCTCTAACGAATGTGCAAAACATTCAGTTCAGCATCGGCAGGCAAGCACAGTTAGACCAAGTCAAATCGGGTGTGGGCACTATTGAGATGCGCTACCCGACTGGCTATGCGTCACCTATCACGGCCTTAGTTGCTGGTACATACATCAAAATTGAAAACACCACTGGTGTGGGTACGCCACGCATTATTTGGGTTGGTTTCGTTTCTGATGTTACGGCGCAGTATGGCATTCCGTTTGTTGGTGGCGTAGGTCAGGCTGACTATTTGACAATAAGCATCGAAGGTGGTTTTGCTCGTTTTGGCCGTATGCAGGGCAACAACTACGCAATGGCAGCTGACACGGTTGCTAACCAATTGACTGCTGCAAACACACAGACAGGGCTGACGCTTTCGTGGACTGGCACTACTGGTTCACCAGCGATGGCTGCAACAACGGTTAGTGGCACTTGGGGCGATTGGGTGGCAAGAGTGTGCCAGACCACCAATGCACGCATCAGGGAGTTTGGTAACGCCACAACGCTCGTGAGTCCGTTCAACTCAAATGTCAGCACAATCAACTTTTCCGATGTGGCTAACAACTCAACTAATCAGGTGTACAACCAGATCAACTTTGACAGCCTGGCTGACAACTTCTATACGCAGGTGACGGTTACACCTGAATCTTTTGGAGCTGCGACTGTCACGAAGTCGGGCGCTGCTGTTCCGTATCGGGCGTATCAAACAAACACGCTCAATGCGAGCACAAGTCAGGCCACTGATTACGGCAACTATTTGCTGGGTAACTACGGCACTGCGCGTTTCGCTATTAGTTCTTTTACTTGTTCTGCCGAGGCTCAGTCATCGTTTCAGTTAGACAGCATTGGTGCTTCTAGTTCAATTATTTTGTCAGCTGGTACACAGGTTGGTGTGACTTTCCGTGGCACTACTTACCAGTGTTTGATTGAAGGTGTGAGTGTGACTGCTACCCCTGCCGGTGCTTCATACACTTATTTTGTGTCGGGTGCTGATTTGAACGCATACCTGTTACTCAATAACACGACTTTCGGCACGCTCGATAACAACAAGTTAGGATACTAAACATGGCTATAAAGACTTTTACTACTGGTGAGGTGCTCACAGCGAGCGACACAAACACCTACTTGGCCAACTCTGGGCTGGTGTTTGTCAAGTCACAAACCATCACAGGTACGCCAAGCGCCGAAACCGTCACCAGTGCTTTCAGCAGTACCTACGACAATTACCGAATTGTCTACAACAGCATTGCCACTACAGGTTTGAATGCTTTGCTTCTAACTTTCAACGGTTCAACTGGAAGCACCTATAACGACGCAGGCAGTTTTATTGTGTCTGGTGGTGGTCAAACCATTGAGGCAAACCTTGCAAGAACAAACATAAGAGTAGGCATTGTAGAAACGTCAGTTTCTATTTCTGGTTGGTTTGATTGTTTTGCACCAAACTTGAACGGCAGAACTTGGGTCAATGGTGGTTCTATGGGTTCATCGTATTTCAACTGGCGACAAGGCGTGGACACTAACACGGCGCAACACACTGCTTTTACTTTGACAGCAGCAGCAGGCACTATGGCTGCTGGCACTATTACCGTTTATGGATACCGAAAGCAATAGCAATGAGCAAACCACTTATCCAAATAGATGATGAAGTCCGTGAAATGACTGATGAGGAATACGCCTACTACCTTGAATTGATAAAAGATGAAACGCCTAGCCCTTATTAGTCTGCTCTCCATCACCCTCACAGCCTGTGCAGACCGTACAAGAGTGAACTGCGAACGCATCAAAAACAAAGCCCCCGAAACCATCGGAACACAAACACAAATAGGAGGAGGACGCTGTGCGTAAAGAAAGAATGACAAACGAAGAAATCAAAGCACGCATAATCCTGTTTGTTGCAGCTGGACTCACACTCTCATTTGTCATGGCCATCGCCTCACTCATCTACGGCCTGCTGTTCGTCACCCAACCACTCGACCAAGCACCTAACGATGCTGAAGCATGGGCAGTGCTTTCACCAATGCTTATGACCCTCGCCGGTGGCCTTATTGGTGTACTTGCAGGCAACGGCCTCAAAGACAAACCGAAAGACCCACCAGCACCATGACACGCAAATACCCCTACTATCCAGTGACCGAACCAGGCAAAAGCAAACTGCCAGGCACCGAGAAGTTTATGGATCTATGCCTACGGCGCTACCCATCATTTACCAATCTGGGCACCTGGGTAGTGCGCAACATGCGAGGCAAAAAAACCCTAAGCGTGCACTCGCTCGGAGTTGCAGGTGATGTTGGCTATCCACCGACACGCGCAGGCCGTGCAGACGCTAAAGAGCTGTGGGATTGGCTTATTGAACACTCCGAAGCGCTAGGCCTTGTAGAGCTGCATGATTACAAATACGGCGAGTTTGGCCGTGGCTATCGCTGTTCTAGGGGCGAAGGCACCAAAGGCGTAAAGGTCTATGCCAACGCTGAGGAAAGCGCCGGTACAGGTGGTTGCTGGTTGCACTACGAGCTCGAGATGGACATGGCCAAAGACGCTAAAGCCCTCGAGGCAGCGTGGCGAGCCTTGCCAAAACCAGCCAAACCGTAGGTATCCACCAATAGCAATTTGTTTTTGCTATGGTGACAAAACCAACTACAAGAGGGAGCACCGACATGCTTTTTGATGATTTACCGTTATTCCGTGATTGCGACCCAATTACGAGCAAAAAAGGTGGCAAGGCCGTAGCGCCACGCAGAGCCTCTCAGGCAATGCTTTTGCTGTCTTACTACCAATACAACGCAATGACCGATGAACAGGCTGGTATGGCCTCTGGACTGGCTCTCAAGCCACGCTGTTGCTATTGGAAGCGCTGCAGTGAACTAAGGGCACTTGGCTACATACGAGACACAGGCGAAACACGCATCTCAACAGCAGGCTCAGCCATGATGGTCTGCGAAATTACCCATTTGGGCAAGATGGCACTGTTATGAGCACAGACGCTATTTTCTGGTGGTCTAGCCTATTTGGCTTTGCCTGTGGCGTAGGCATGACCTGTGCCCTACTTGCCTGGTGGAACCACCGGTGAGCGAAAAGCCAAAGGTCTACACCTACATACCGTTAGTATCGGCTAACAGGAAATTACTAGTAC